GCGGTGGCAATCGTCGGGGCGATCTGCTTGAGCCAGTCCATGTTCACTCCTTTTTCGCAGTTACAACATCGTCACCCTTGCGCACTGTTACTTTGTCGCCTTCAACGTCAACGCGCATCGGCTGCTCTGGACGGTCAAGGCGGTCGAGCTTTTCAATCAACTGCTTCATGATTTCAAATTCAGGCTTTTCCTGCTTGGTGCTTGCACCAGCGATTCCATTGAGCATCGAGATGAGCGCAGTCAATGCGGCACCCAGCAGGCCCATCACTGCAGCGATTTTTTCATTCTCAAGCACCACGCTGGAGCCAACGCCGATGACGATAATCAGCGTGATGTAAAAGAGGCCGCTTTCGCCGATGGCTTTACCGGCCACTTCCTTTGCTGTGCTTTGCGCTTGCAGCTTGTTCAGCTCTACTTTGGCCTGTTCCTTGATGAGCGCCAGTTCGTGGTTCAGGTCTTGGTCTGACATACTTACACCTTCAGCAGTTCCCAGGCAGCGCCGATCACAATGCCAGGCAGCGCGGTGGCAACAGCATCCCAAGCATCAGGTTGGCCTTCTTTGCGATACCACTGCTGGAACTCGTAGAAGATGCCGAACACGATGCCACCGATGGCAACGGCCCAGCCCACGGGCAAGAAGTGAATCGCGCCAAGGACAACAGTCGAGCCGACGCCCATTGCGAGATGCTGTATCTTGTCTTTTGCAATCATTTTGTCATCCAGATCGCAGCAAAAATGGTTCCTGCCATTGACACAAGCATGATGCCTGCCGTCTTCATCATGATGGCCTCAATGCGCTTGAGTCGCGCATTGATCTGGTCATACCTCAGCGCACAAATTTCTTCGTGCGTCTGAAGTCGTGCATCGGTTGCATCGACCTGGCTCATTACATGCCCTCGCCTGGCACGATGTAGACGGTAGATGCGCCAGCAGGTGCCAGGCCTGAGAAGAACGACTCACGCGCAAAGCGCAGCACTTCAACAGCACCAGGAATCAGCACGATGGCCGCTGTAGGAGTGCCAGCTACAGGAGCCACTGCATTGGCCGCAGCCTCTGCTGCAGTGTTGCCAACGCCAAGAAACACCGTATTAGAGCTGCTGTTGATGATGCGATACTGGCCTGTACTTTGTGCATCAAGCCTTGAGAACACCAGTGCCTGGACTCCAGTTGATGCAACAGTAGTGGCAGGAATGACGACTGTATTGCCAAGGGGTGCGAATGCGATTTGACTATTCGATGCCATAATTTTTCCTTTTACAAAATGATTTCTGAACCATCTTCTTGCAGAAGAGCAAAGCCATCTTCAAGAAGTAATATTCCATACAAAACCACTTGGCTTTGCAATGGAACAACCTTTGGTCTGGACGAAATAAAACTAATTATTCCGCTTGTGATAGATGCTCTTACTGCTTTTAACATTTTATTTGCCCGCCCAACCAGTGTTTCCGCTTCCTGATTCTTTAACGTACAGTGACGAGAGTAAGCCACCATCAGATCGGGAATACAAAGACCCAACAGGTGCTGTTACAACACCTTCGGGGCTACCAGCACCGCTTGTCCAAGTTATTTCACCCGGCAACGTAATGCCTTTGCCCGAGGTGTCAATGACAAGGTTTCCTGTTGAGACAGATACATTGCCAGTTGACTTTATATTCAGTTGCGTTGTCCAAGATGCGGAGTTGTTCCGCATTTGGATTGCGATGTCGTATGTGCTTCCACTTCCTGGATAGTAGTTTAAGAATCTAGCCCCAAAACCGCTGCCAGCGTTGTCCACTTTGAGTTCAATTCCACCGTTGCTTGAGAGCGAAGCTCCCGGTGAATTGACAACAACATCGCCCCGGTAAGTGGGGTCGCTACCGTTGTAGGTGTTTACCATCAACGGCGTTGTAGGGGCTGTATTTACCGCGCCAATGTTTCCGCTGCTTGCAAGGCTAGAGACAGCCACTGCTCGTCCAGCCGTTAAGTTTGAAACAGCAACTTTTACGGTTGTGCCGCCTTGAACAATTGGCAATACTTCAGTACCCGCAAGCGGGGTAGTAGCGCCAGTTAATGCGGAAATTTTTGCATCTGCCATTTAATTCTCCTTATATGAATGGTGAAACTACGTTGTTTCTGATGTCGGCTGGCATTGCCGCTTGGGTTACTGTGCGAGTGTTTCCAACCAGCGTCGCATAGTTCGTAACACCATCAAATGGAAATTGCGTAATCGTGCCCGTAAACGTGCAGTTATAGAACGCAATGTTTCGAAAGTTTCCGCTAACCACGCCACCCACCATAAACGTGTCGCTGACGGTTGTGAGCGTATTGCCCCAAGGAGCAGCAGCGTCGTCATTGACAATACTTGCCAAAGAACAGTCTGCAATACGCATGGTGTTTACGCTGTACCCGCTGTAACGAACGCTGCCAGATACAACGCCTTCAATGCGGCAGTTGTATGCTCTAGTAGCAACCCCATCGGTTGCCGTAGCGTAGATCACACTTTCATTCTTGCAATCAATTGGCCCGTCAACTGTCAAATTTGCCGTGCGATCTTGGCTGTACGTTGAATTTTTGATCGCAAAAATTGGAACAATGTTTGCCTCAGAGCGAACAGCGCCACGGACAATTACAGTTCCCCAACTAGTGTGTGCTGTTTCAAGCAAACCAAGTCTTGCAACAGAAATTGTGGCAACGTCTACATTTATTTGAGCGTCTTCAATGACAATTAAATCAGGAAGAAACGGCTTTACCGTGATCGGCCAAACAATTGGACCACTGCCATCATCAGAAGAAAAGCCAAAAAAGTAATATGTTGAGCTTCCGTCCGATGATTGAACTTTTGTGTTTTTGATAGACACCACACCGCCAAGTGCTGGCGTGTCAAGCCTGATTGCAAAGAAGTTACGGCCACCAAATTGCTGGCAATCATTGACTGAAATGTCATAGCCAGCGTAACCAATTGCACTGCCACCTTGAGGTGCAAAAATCTTTGCGTCATTGACAATCATGCGGTTACCCCAGTGATCGTCAATCCCATAGTGCCAATTGCCACCGTTAATTGTCCAATCGACGTTGAAAGCACCAGAGCAACCATGACGGCAGTCAATCATGGTGGCGTCGTTTACCGTCAAACCAATTGTTGTTGTGGCGCTAACACCGTAACCCAAGCCTGCGTATTGAAGCCCATTTGCAAATGGTCTATTCAATGTCACATCAGCGCAATACCCAACTTCAATGGCAAACGCCAAAGGTACTGAAGGATCTTCATTTCGGACTTCCGGTTGATTCAAAATCACGTTGTCTCGATTGACTACAATGCTTCCGCGAAGTCCTACGGGGCCAGCTCCAGTGCGTAAAACCTTAAGCCCGTCAATCTGCACAGGTTCTGAGGGAGTATTTGCCGTTACCGTGACGTTTGCGTAACTGGTGTAGGTGTTGACCAGCGAAGTGGTCATGTTGCCTTGGTTGTCGCAGCGTATGAATTCTTGCTTGTAATAAGGGGCCGCAGCACCAATTCGATCAATAACAACTTCAGTTGAATTGATGAACAGGTATTTGTTGGCAGCATTAGTAGCCCCAACTTGTGTTTTACCGCGAATCAGGGGGTCCCATCCAGTTGTTGAAACAACTGTTCCAGCGGTATCCCTAGCAATTTCAAACCAGCAGGTCGTGTTTGCTTTTGGAATCTTTATCAAACCATCGCAGCGCCCGCTAGTTTTAATCTGAATCGGAGAAGCGCCGTTGACAATGTAGGTTCCTGCTGGGATATGCCAATACGCACCGGAACTATTGGTGTACGTAAACATTGCACTAAAAGCAGCCGTGTCATTTGTTACGCCGTCACCCACAGCGCCAAAGTCCATGACGCTGACAGTTTGCTCTAACTTCTCGCAAACAGGTGTCGGAACAGCGCCAGTAAATGGTGGGTTATAAATCACCCCACAAGCATCTGGGCTGATGCCAGTTCCATCTGGGAAGTTGTAGACCATTGATCCTTTGCTGTCTTGCACCAGGATGCTGAAACTTACACCATCAACGTAAACCTGTGCTGGTGTGCCTGCGCGGGAGATGTAACCGTTGAGCGTGCGTAGAGGCTGTGCCGCTACGATGGTCAGAGCCTCATCGAAGTACACCACGACAGGGTTCGTTTGTGGGTTCAGATTTGCCTGGCCAATCCAGATGTAACCGTTCTCCAATGGCTGGCCATCACGGTCTTGAAAGACCGGAAATGGGACTTGAATCGAGAGTGCGCTCATTGTTGGTTCTCCTGGTCGAATTGTCGTCCTGTTTGGATTGCACTCTGCAAGAACTGGATGCGTGCATCCAGAGATTGTGGCAGGTTCGCTTCTTTTGCGAAATCCCCAAAGGACTTGCTCATGGCCGTGCGACGGATGGCCGCCTGGCTTGGCTGACCACCTTTAGTGGCAGTTTGCACAGCCAGCTCTTGGAACTCTGGCGAGGCAAAGAGCTTGGCCGCCTTCTGCACGCCAGCGCCCTTGGTATTAGACATCCATTGCACAATGTCTGGGGCCACGACGCCGCCAACAGGCCCCATCATGCTTGCCACGCCAGTCGCAGCACGCTGCGCCATACTAGTAGACATTACCTGACCCATCAGACTTTCTACAGCAGCCTGTCCCAAAATCTGGTTAGCCTTGCCTGTGGTTGGAATACGCGCATCTGCATCAGCAATGCGCCTCGAAATCTCGTAGAGATCACGCGAGGCACGGTCCCACTCTGGCCCCATGATCTTGACCATCTGGGAGTAGACAGGCGGGTTGGCTCGAAGGCCACGATAAACCTTCGTGTACTCGGCTGGGCTGAACACGGTTTCAGCAGCTCCTGCTGCCTTGCCTGCTCCCTTGCCAGAAGTGACAGACGCAAATGCCGTAGCCAGCGTTTCTTTTTGCAGTTCTGCTGGCACAACCTTCATCAAGCGATTGAAGGCTGCAGCATCTCCCTTTGCGGCTGTGTTGATGGCTGTCTGCATACGCTGAGCCACGCTGCCGTCGATTTCCTTGCCAAATGCTCCAACGATGCGATCTTCAAGTGCCTTCTGCTTGGCTGTCAGCAGGTTGGCCGCACGCAACTGTCTACGAACTTCTTCACCGCCAAATGCCTCTACGGTATCAAGTTGATCTTTGGCAATGGCTGCCTCCAACCGTTTAATTGTTCCGATGTTTAGGTTTGTAGCGTAATCGTTTGTTGTGCCTGCGCGTTTTGCAGCACCCAACATGCTTTTTTCAAAAGAAACACCACCATAGGTCATCCCGCTATTAACCATCTCATCAAGTTTTTTCAAAGACTTGATGCCAGTTGCAGATGCGCCGAGTTCTTCTTTGATTTTGGCAAGTTCTCTAGCAAGGTTGTCCGTACTTGCTGGAAAAGATTTTGGAACAACTGCATCCACTCGCTTATACAAGTCATCTGCTTCTTGCTTTACGCTTGCCCTAGTACTTGTGAGCGAATCCACAATCTTCTGCGAGGTAGCCCCAGGAGCTGGTCTGCCAGCAATGAAATTCGCATCAAACTGCTGCGACACCTCGTCGGCACGCTGGACAACGTTGCGCAAGGTGCTTTCCCATGCAGCTTCTGTCTCTCCTGCAACCAGTGCACGGGTAAGGCCAACAGCATTACGCACCTGAGGGTTGTCGCTAAACACATCAAATGGCAAGTCCATGCGAAGGCGCTCGGCTGCAGCACGGGCCTCTGGGTTGACCTGCGCAAGATCAATCAATTTGGCCTTGGCCGCAGAGGAGCCAGGACCAAATCCTCCGGCCTTGCGTGCCAGGTTCAGCACATCGCCAACATTGCCACCTTCTGCAGCGGCTGCTGCAGGTGGCACTTCAGGGGCCATTGCCGTGCCCATAGGAGCGCCAGCAGGGCCAGGAGCAGGAGGTGGTGCCTCGGGTATTGCTGCGGCTGCTGGAGGTGCTACAGGCGGTGCGCTGAGTTGATCTATCTGCCGCTGTAGATCATTGATGCTAAGTTCTCGCAGATATACCGACTCTCCTTCTTGAAGGGGTTCTGATGCAAGACGCTGTTGCTGGAACCGGAGTCCAGCAATTTGCTGATCTACGCTTGGCTCAGGGAAGGCTTCAAGTGTCGGCTCGACACGAGGTGCGGGAGCAGCCGCAGCAGGAGCCGGTGCGCGGCCTGTGGCACGCTGTACGCCTCTGCGAACGGCTGCCGTAACCGGAGGTGTCACCCGCTGCAGAATCTGTCCTGCTGGTCCTGTGACCGCTGCCAGACCAATCTCTGCTGGGCTGACTTGACCGCCAGTGACGGCCTGTGTTGTCTCGATAGCCGCCTGGGTTGCACCAGCGCCAACAACTGCGCCAGGGATGGTTGCAGCTCGTCCTGCTGGCGTAAAAGCTGCAATGCCTCCAATCGCCCGAGGAATGTCGCCCATCGTGAGGCCTGGCGGGATTGCGTATTCCTGCTGGTTGACAGACGACCGCAGGATGTAGTTCCCCTTCTCGTCTTGACGCACCTGCACGCCAGGGAAATTAGACTGCAGAATCTGCACCGTTTCCTTGGGGTTGCTGAGCAGTGATCCAAGGGCAGTTCTGAAGGATGCCACGCTCATCTGGTTGAGTTCTGGCATGGTCGTCCACTCTGGCAGGCGCTGTGTCTCAGGCGTTGCGCGAGCGCGGCCAGTCACAGTCTCAACCAAACCCTCGAAAAATCCCATCGGCTTTGGCTGCCCTGGAGCCGCAGCAGGAGCAGGGGCAGGAGCTGCCGGTATAGGTGCAACCACAGGCGCAGGAGTTGCCATAGCGGCAGGAGCAGGTCTAGCTGCTCTGGGAGCCGCAGCCGGTGCTGGCGCAGGTGCCATTGCTGCTGGCGCTGCGGCAGGAGCTGCGGCAGGTGCAGGGGCAGCAGCTGGTGCTGGAGCTGCCTGAGCGCCTTGCTGGCGCTGTGCATAGGCTGCCTGAGCAGCCTGGATCAGTTGCGCATCTGTTGCGTTATCCGGGCCATCCAGCTCGATGATGCTGCCGTCAGGCGCTTGGACTTTGTATTTTGCCATTGGTCTTGACCTTTACCGAATTACGCGAAAACCAGAGGGCATTGCTGGGGCTGCTGCGGGGGCTGCCGCAGGAGCCGCTGGGGCTGGAGCAGGCGCTGGAGCAGGAGCGCCAGGGACTGTCGGTGCAACCTCGGATGGCGTATAAAAGATGTTGGCCGTGTTCAGACCATAGCCTTTGGCAATGCGCTCAAGACCTTGCCTGACAATAGCTTCCTGTTGTCCAGCAGATTCGTAGAGTTTTTTGGCCTGGCCTTTGAATGAATCGCGCTGCGAAGGTGTTAGACGTTCTTTGTTTACGACCCTGTTGTAAATATTGCGGATTGTGTCTGGTACGTTTGCGGTATTTGCCGCATTCGCATATTCTCCCTCGCGCACCACACTTCCAGGGTCAAGCATCTTCATGTAGCCGAAGATCAGTGACAGATCACCAACTGCCGTGTCCTCAGATACCAGCACACGACCATAAGCAGACTTGACCTCCTGAAAAGGCTTTGTCTGGTCGTTGTATTCCTTGCGGAACTTGCTCTCGGCTTCTGGGCGCTTTTCATTAGGAAGAATGCCTGCGGCTATCTGGTCAGCTTCTGCCTGCGCACGCTTGGCCTCTGCACCAGACTTCGCGGCAGCAGCATCAGACGCCCGACGGGCTGCCTTGGATGCTTCGATCTGGGACTGCGTCAACCCAAGTTCAGCCCCAAATTTATCTGGCGCAAACTTGGCCTCTGCTGCCTTGATAGTTGAGATGCTTTGAGCCTCGCTGATTTTAAATGGCTGCGTGGCCCTTGCCACGCGTTCATTTATCGCTTCTAAGTTTGCTTTGGCCTCCGCTTCCAACCTTTGCGCTCTTGCCTTCGCAATATCATCTTCTGCGGTAAGAACAGCATTTGCTGCTTTCTGCACCGCTTCTTGAGCTTTTGCCTGCGCCTCCATCAATTTGCTCGGCGCTTCTGCTTCTGTTCGGATTGTTGCCAGTGCCTTATCAGCACTATCAAGGAAGTCCTTGCCGCCAGGCAGACCAGCAATGTTCAAGCCAATTATTGCTTGTGCATTCGTTGGGTTCAGCCTAATGAGATTTGATAGGTCGTCATACCCTTGCGCTTCTTTTTCTCTGCCTGAATTTCTTAGAGCAGCCGCTTGTTCTTTGAGCTGCATTTCAGCAACTGGCAAATTGCCTGACTTGATGGCGGTATAAACTTGCGTGCCCAATCGCAAAGTATTTTGTTGCTGCTCTTTTGTCTGCGCCTCAAAGCCCTGCATGACAATTGACGCTTGGTCTTTGGGCAAGAAAGCCGTAACCCTCGCATAGTCTGCGGATGTTGCATTGGGGTTTTTAAACAGATTGGTGAGTTCTCTTTGTGCTGCTTGGGCACGCTCACGCGCAGCTCTGGCCGCTTCGGCCTCCGCAACAACAGAACCCATCTTAAAACCACCCAGCGCCGCCTCAAAAGGGCTTTGCACGTCGACTGCGTAGTTGATCGGGGCTTGGAATGGATTGATGGTGGCCATGTTCTATTCCTCAAAACCCAAAGCCAAGACCAGCCTTGCCGCCTGCGCCGTACTGGAAACCAAGCACCTGAGCTGGCAGGTTGAACAGGCCACTGAATGCCTTAGCCTCGCCAAGTTCTCCACCAGCTCTGGCTGCCCCTTGCTGGGCCAGCAAGTTGGCCACATTGGTGCCTGTTTGCATGCCGGCAGTTCCGACACCGGCTGCTGATTGCTGGCCTAGTGATGTCATTCCTCCGAGCCGTCCGTATTGCTGCTCGATTGCTTGGTTCAGCAGAGCTGGTCGGAACTGTGCAAGTGCGCCTTGGATGTTGCCACCTCGCAGTCCACCAGTGGCCGAAGCACGCTGAAGTAGAGCCTCTTCGCCCTGCTGTGCCAATGCTTGGAAGGTCTCGCCACCTCGAATGCGCTCAATGGCGGCCTGCTCTGCTTCTGGGCCTTGTAGGCCGAGCAATGCCTGCTGCTGCTGGAGCGCAGGAAGACCTGCCTCGGTGTAAGGCTTGAGCAATGCTTGCAGTGCATCGAACTGCCTGCGCTGCTCTGCAATGCCAGCCTCTGCTGCGCCTGCTTGAATGCCTGCGGCCTCTCCTGCTGCATCGGCCTGCATCATGCCGCCAAGCAGTTGCGAGCCTCCAACGATTAAACCAGTGACTGGATCAGGCATGGCTGAACTCCTTCATGTAGTCTTCAAATTTCTCGCCATACAACTCCATGACGCTGCTTGCATCTTCTGTCGCACGACGAGTGCCGTGGCACAGCGCCACGGTCATCAGCACAACGTCATAGTATCCTGCACGCCAGATAAATGACCGTGCATCGGCCTTGCCTGATCGCTCGGCCTGGTCGGAGGCCTGCCACTTCAGAATCATGGTGGCCACTATGGGTGCGAGGCTGTGGGAGTTGGCAATCCAAAATGTGTTCTGGTTCATGCCTACCAGGGTGTTCCAGATCACCGCATTGAGGTCTTCGCGCTCGACTGGATCACCGTCTGCGACATCATCAAAGACCTGTATGGCCCCATAAAGCATGAGCAGCCACTCAACGGCTGGCGTTGGGAGCGCGAAAACCCTTTGCAGGTTCACTCTCAACCAATCGACACCAGACATGCGCAGCTCCTGTTCAGGGTGAGCTGCTGGCGGCTCGATAGGCTCAGCGGCTGCATTTTCCCACATTTCGGCATCCCGTCAATATTCTTCTTCTTCTTCCCGGTCTTCCCAGGCCTGGCAGACGCGCATGTCGTTGCAGATGAAGTTCAGCTTTTCACAGTGGCCACGAAAGCCTGCGCCCTTGTCGTAGGCTGCCATCGGGATGCGCTCGATCTTGACTTGGTCCATAAAACTGTTTTCGTAGTAACCACAGTTTGAGCAATGTTTGCGCCGTGCGTCCTTTTCGCTGCACTGCATAGCCTCGGCCAGCCCTGCGTAAAACTCCTTGTTTGCGCCTGGCTCATTGGTTGGCATCTCTGGGCCGTAGTTCCAATCCTGCACCGCAATGACATAGTTCTTCTTGTTTTCTGCCGTGGTGATGAATTCCTCATCCATCGGCAGGCCCATAAAGCCCTTGGGCATCATCATGAATTTGTCCATGCTGTTCTCCTTTAAGTGATTTCTCGGCCAGATGCGCGGATTGTCAACGATGTGGCTGCGCTGGCGATGGTGGAGATGAAGCCACTCGGCTCCAATGCCTGGCCAACCAGTTCTGGGAAAGTGTAGGTCTCATCCGGTACGATGCTGCGGGTGTCCACGATCAAGTTGTTCGTGCCTGCACTGCCGCCACTGGTCACCAGGTTGACGCTGATGGTCACATTTGCTGCGCTCGTGTTGGTGGCAGTGAACTTGTCGATGATGGCCTTGCAGTTGGTGGCAGTGTACTGAGTGGTCTGGCTATTCTCGGCCTGCTTGGCAGGAATCAGCACTTTGATGATGACGGTCATTGGACACCTCCGATGTTGTTGTTGACTGTGAGAATTATGGACGGAATACCTGGGTGCGGTGCAGCCGCAGGAAAGGCGGTAACCTCGACGCTGAGGTCGGTGACCGAGAACATCAGCTCGACATAATCGTTGGCCTTGAGGTTAAAAAAGTAATTTAACGACGAGAAAATTTCAGAGTTGTTGCCTTGAATTCTGATCTGGCTTGCGCTGTTTGTCACATCCACGCCGTTGAGCCGGAACCAAAAATAGAACTCAGCAGTGCCACCTGTGGTTTTGTCCAGTTGAAACGATGTATCAAAGTTGTAGATTCCCTCGCTGTCCACAACGATGCGCGAGGTGGGAGAACCAAGATAAACACCATTGCTCAGGTCGGTGTTGTTGAACGTGATCGCCTTGGCTGTGTTGATTGTGGTGGCTGTCTGAGTGGTGGTGTCGTAGAACGATCCGTAGCGGCTGCGCTTAAACTCCCTTGGCGGTGGGGTCATTTGCAAACCCTCAACGGCTGCGGTCAATTTATTTAGCAGCGCCAATGCTTGATTGGCTTTGTTCTCGGCTGACGCAATGCTGACAGAGGTTTCTTGTGCCAATGCACTGATCTGCGCCAGCGCCTCGTTGGCTGTGGCCGCCGCCGTGTCTGCCTGGTACTCAAAGTCAGTCCCGACAATAACCTGGAGCTGATCGACGGCAGAAAACAGCAGCTCAAACTGCCTGATCTGCTGCTGGTCGGTCAAGAACTCCGCGAGCTGATCGCGGGTCAGGTTCAACTTGCGGGATTGTGGTGCGGTTGCCATCAGTATGCCAGCGCCTCGATCTGTGCCTCAAGGCGTGCAAACGACACATGGGCATCGCTGTCGCCACGGAAACGCTGGATGCGCCAGTTGCGCATGTGCCCCTGCTGGAACCAAGCCAGGCGCTTGGCTGTGCTGCCAATCGTGCCAACAGCAATGCTGCGGTCTTGACTCCAGGACAGGCCGTTCACGCTATAGCTGGTGCTGATCTGCGGGTTCTTGCCCAGCGCCACGCTGCCGGTCAGTGCGACCAACTCCAACTCATTGAAGATTGCGCCATTGCCTTCGTTGTAGACGATGACCGTGCCAAACTCCCAGCGCACCTGTTGGCCCCAGTGGTGGCCAATGTCTTGCACAAGGTAGCCGATGGAGCTGGACTGCGGATCGCCGACCAGCCACTTGTCGTATATCCAGACCATGTTGCGCGCGCGATACTGGTTGAAACCAGCCACGGTGGTGGTAAGAGTGAACCAGACAGGCTGCTCCAAAGCCTCAGATGCTGAGGCATCGTAGACCACCGTGCGGTCTGGCAGGTGGACGTAGAGGTGCTGGTGATTCTTGTCGTTGCGTGCTTCCAGTTGAACCTTGACCAGTTGCGCCTCGGTGTACTGAAGGAGCAGATTGTCGATTTCCTGCGTGCTGATTTTCTGGGTGGTGGCCGCTGCGCCAAGGTAGATGCCTGGGGATTCATTGCGGCCACCGCCCAAGAAGGCAATGCGTTCCAAGTAGATGCAGCAGGCGTGCGTGCCAAGAGCGCCCTTTTGAACTTGTGCGCCGTCAATGCGTGCGAATGGAAACAACTCGCCGCCCACGTTGTCGAAGACCTCCATCGTGTTCCTGTTGATGGCATAGACCTCGTTGCGCAGCTTGATGAGTGCTACAACAGGATCAGGGTCAACTTCTGAGCTGCCGTATTTCAGGGGGTTGACCTGGGTCGGGTCTGACAACTCGGTGACGACCAAATTGGCACCATCAGTAGTCATGAAGTAGCCGTCAACCCAGCAGAAGTCCAGCACTACGCCAAGGTCTGGATCAGTGACTTGCCGCAAGATTGGAGCCGTTGGGTTCCAGCCTATGGTTCCAGGAGTATTGACTGGAATCCAGTAATACAACCTTCCACCGGATGCAATGGCCAGCACATCAAAGCTGTAGTCCATCGTCACCAGCTCGGTGGTAGGCCCACCAACATCGCCCAGCACGGTCACAGTGCCATTGCTGGCCACGGAGACCAGCTTGGTGCCCATGACTCGATAGCAGACGCCGTTCCAGTTGATGCCGCCACGGTCAACGCCTGGGCCTGTGCCGTTGGCCACAATGCCATCGCCAGGCCGCAGGAATCCATTGCTGATGCCTGATGCCTTTGGCACTGGCACCATGTTCACAGGGTAGGCGGTGCGCAGCTCTGGTGTGCTGTCAGTGTAGATGCCGCTTAGGATTGGAACTTGCATGGCATCACTTTTTGGCTTTGTTGCGTGCTGAGATTGCCTTGGCCTTGGAGCGTGCGTCCTCCTTGGAGCTTGCGCCCCAAGCCTTCAGACTGAGCAGCAGCCTGGTCGGCTCGCCGTTTTTCATCTCTGGGCCAGGCATGTTTCCCATTCGAGCCAGGAAGCTGGCTCGCCTTGGGTTGTCGCCCGACTTAACAGGTGGCTTGATGTTCTGGCCTGCAGCTTTCAAGCTGGCGCGACCAGCAGCGTTCAAGCCGCCCTTTGGGTTCTGCCCTTCTTTGCGCTGCCATGCCGGTGTTTTCATCTGTACCTCGCCACTTTTGCGGCCACCTTCTTGGGCTGCTTTGCAAACTGTTTTCCCTTGGATGTGGCCTCGCGCTTGGCGCGGGTTGTTGCAGCGTACTCAGCCGGGGTCAAAGCCTTGATGGCCTTCTCAGGCAGATAGCGCTCTCCCGTCTCGCTGGACGGCTTGCCAGACTTGGTGCGCCAGTTCTGTGCGCTCCAGTCCTTGAGCGATTTCTGCGTGGCCTTCATGACTTATAACCTCCACCTTTGGCCTTGTACTGCTTGGCCAGCAACTGCGCCTTGCGAGCTGACCACTGCCCAGCTTCAGTGCCCTGCACAGCCTGCCCTTTGATCTTCTCGAACAGGTTCTTGCGCATAGTCGGCTTGGTATAAACAGCCGCCTTATTGACAGATGACTTGGGCTTGGTGGCCATCACGCAACCACCGCACCACGGAACCCAACAACCCACCAGTCAGTGCCAGCAAACTGGAGAGTTACTGAATCTCCAACGGCATTGAAGGTGATCGTGGTAGCACTTCCAAGATTGGCTGGAGTCAAAACACCAGTATCGCCACCAGCCGCTTCTGCGACATAAATAATTGTTTTCAGTTGCCCCTGTGCGCCATCAGCAAGAGTCAACGCATTGCCAGTTGCAGTTGAAGTAAAAGCAGTGACAAGACTTGTGATATTTACCGCACCTGGGCCACTCAATGCCTGAACTGTTGCAGATGCCCCTGTACCGCCATTGGCAACTGGCAGAGCGCCAGTCACGCCTGTGGTTAGCGGCAACCCAGTACAGTTTGTCAATGCCCCAGACGTTGGAGTCCCGAGAATTGGGGTCACCAGCGTTGGTGTGTTTGCAAATACATTTGCGCCTGTGCCAGTTTCATCGGTCAACGCAGCGGCAAGATTGGCGCTGCTTGGGGTTGCCAAGAAAGCGGCCACGTTTGAAGCTAAACCAGATATGCCAGTTCCAATCGGTAAACCAGTGCAATTGGTCAGAGTACCTGATGTTGGCGTGCCAAGGATTGGTGTGATTAAAGTCGGGGTGTTGTTGAAAACCAGCACGCCTGTGCCGGTCTCATCGGTCATTGCCGCACGCAGATTGGCGCTGGTGGGGTTTGCCAGCCAAGTTTGCACACCAGCGGCATAAACCGTCTCAGCGTTAATCTGATACCAGGAATTCGTTGCCTGATAGAACCTGATTGCTGTTGCGGTGCCAGCGGCCAGCGAAGTCACGCCACCAAAAATAGCAGTCGCACCATTGAGCGCAATGGTCAGCGAGGTGATCTCTTGCGTGGTCGTAATCAGCACCGTGGTGCCATCAGGCACGCCAGTGTTCAATGGCAGGGTGATCGTGCCAGTGGCCAGTGTGCCAGCAGGCTGCAGGAGCATCCACTGGTCATTGCTGACGGGTGTTGGCACAGTGATGTTAAAGCCTGTGCCTGGAACGTATAGGTTCGTCGCCAAGGTCGGAGATGCAAACGTCTGCTGGAAATATTGCAGAAGCTGCGTGACCGAGACCCTGCGTGCGTCACCATTGTTGGGCACATAGATCGGGAGCTGATCGCCACCGGATACTTGAGAAATGGGCGATAGTTGATTGATCGTGGGCATGACTGCTGTTCCTCAGTAGTATTCGATTGGGCCGTCTTGACCGGCCAGGACGGGATCGGCTGGTGGACGAATGAATGGATTGTCGTAGACGCGCCAGGGCTTGTTGCCTGCGCCTGCTGGCATGGTGCTGGGCAGTTGCTGCTCCATTGGCATGGCAGCACGGGACAGGAGCGTGTTGTACGACTCCTTGGCCGTGGCCTTGGTGTCAGGCATCACTTGCTTGCCGTAGCTCGGGGCCAACTTGATGGCCAGGTTGGTGTAGATGGCCTCGTTGGAGCTGTCGGGCACGTTGGTCTGCTCGTCCAGATCACTGTCCTGGGGGCTGGATGGCAGCGGGTATGACAGACGAATGCCCAAGGCATTCCAGGCGGCCAGCATGGTGTCCAGCCTGCGCAGAGCAGACTGCATTTGCTCTGGGCCAAGGTCGAAGGCATAGGAGGCCAGGCCAATCTCATCGAAAGCCTGCTCAATAAATTGGCGCTTGGTCCATCCCATGTTATTCTCCTGTAGACAGTCTGTCTTGGATCAATTGTCCCAGCTTTTTGTCCTTTGTGCGACCATCAAACCTGATTCCAAGTTCTGTGGCCTTGGCCTCCAGCTCAGTGCGGGTTGGGGGCGCATCGTCCTGCGGTGCAGCTTGCACCTCAATGATTGGGGCATCAATGCGGGATGGGTAATACTGCTTGATCGCTTTGCGCTCAAGCATCGCAATCTTTTTGGCTTTGCGCTTTTGCAGCCGCAACTCTCGCCACGGGGCGAGAGTTTTGGTCTTGACGATTGCGGCTGACTTAATCATTTCATTTTCTTCATCGGCGCTTTGCTTGGCTTGCCTGCGGCTTTTGCTGCCTTGGCTGCCGTGCTGAGTGCCATTGCAACAGCTTGCTTTTGTGGCTTGCCCGATTTCATTTCCATCGCAATGTTCTTGCCGATGGATTTCTGAGAGTAACCTTTGGTCATTGGCATTTCGTTCTCCAGTTAAAAAAACAGGCCAACATCTCTGCTGGCCTGTCTTGGTTTAGCCGCCGATGCGGTAGACGACGAAGGTGTTAGCCGCAGTCTTGCGGCAACGGAAACGTGCAGATGCACCAGCCGTAGCAGCAGTTGCGGCAGAACCAACGATGGTTACATCAGTATTGACCGTGAGAGTCAAAGCAAATGCAGCCAAAGTGATGACGCTGAAGTCGAACGAATCACCAATTGCCCACTCAGTTGCCAGATCAAGGTTTGTACCTGTTGGCAACTGGATGTCACGGCTTGCCGTAGGCGTTGCAGTGATGATGCCAGTCAGCACGTTGGCAGCAGTTGCCGCCATCGAGCCGCCATCAGCAATGTTGGCTGGCGCGCCCTGGGGCTGCCAGTTGCCGTTGTTGCTGATGTCAGGTGCAACGCCCACCGAGTAGTAAGCGCCCGATGCACCGGCCTGGATGGTCACGATAGTGGCATTGGTGAATGCGCCTGACACATAGGTGGTGTTCTCGACCACTTGCAGCAAATCCTGCGAATCAGGGAAATTGGGGAAACCAACTTCCTGAAACACATTTGCTGGTGAGAAGGCCTGAACAGCGATTTTCTCGCCAGCAGGCACGGTAACAACAGCAGTGCCCTGAGTGAAAATTACTTGATAGCTCATGATGACTCCTTATGCTTGACCGAACAGCAAGATGCCAGACATTTCTGGCTGCTTATTGACCACACCGAACAAGGTATCGAGACGATACTTGGTTTTCATGGTGTTGACATCGTATTGCTTCTGCATGACCAGCTCGATGCCTTGGTCGGTGCTTGCACGCATCACTGCGACACCAGCATCAGACGGGACAGCGTAACGGCCAGGCAGAATCTCCAGCGCATCTTTCTGCCAGAAGCAGTTGATGGGTGCTGCAGCCACGTTCAGGCGCGTGATGGTGCGGCCAGAAGCTGGGGTCACGATGACGTTTTGATACTGCAACTCAGCGTCAGTACCGCCCTGGGCCGAGATGATCGGGGGGGTGATGACGCAGGTCGTGGCGTTAACCACTTGCACCACACGGAAGGTCTTGGCAAAGCCAGTCCCCTGTTTGGTGATGTGATGCACAGCCTCAACGCCTTGAATCTGGATCGGCGTACCGGCAGGCAGGTCAGTGGTGCTGGAGACCGTGATGGTCTGGAAGCGGTTGTCCACGTTCTGGGTCTCGCCGGTAGCAGCGGTCTGGGTTGCTTGCGGAACGTAGTAGTTACCGGCAGCAGCCAAGGTGCTCATCGTCGGGTCTGAACCAGTGCGAGCTGCGATGCGGTTTGCGTAGTCCAGCTTGTAGGTGTCAAAGCCTGCAACCATGCCGACATAAGAACGCTCGAAGGCGTTGTTCGACTTGTTGCCAGCAAAGCTGCGGGACACAGATGCACCGCCAGCGCCACCAGCAATGTTGCCAGCGATGCCGTTGTAGTCGCGTGAGGACAGGGCCATGTAACGATCAAAGGATTGGACGCCCTGCTCGTTCATGATGCTGTCGCACAGGGCCACATCGTCGTAGTCACCAGCAGCGGTGTTCACGGTCACGACCAGCGAGCCTTGGGCTGCGGCCACGTTCATGATGGCGATGTTGATGTCGGAGGCCAGCTTCTGCTTTGCAGCATCGCCCAGACGACCTTCTTGCAGGGCATCACGCAGCTCCAGTGCGTCCAGGATGAACGGCACGGACTTCTGGAAGCCGAGCGTTGCAGGGACGGTAAGCTGGGTGTAGGCAGTGAAGTTGCCGGTCTGATCCATGCCATCGTACGACTGTGCGATGTAGGGCTGGGGACGATAGATCACGTTGTTGGTGCGCTCCATCATCGAGCCATCAGTGTTGTAGATGGACACATTGCGGGACAACACCAGAGCATCGTTAAAGCCTTCGAGGATGTCCTCGAACGCAACGCGCTCTTCTTTTGAAAAACTATTAGCCATGATTGACTCCTAAAAAAATTACTTGGGTGCTGATCGTTTCTGCGCCCGATACTGAATGACTTTCGTCATGTTGCCAGTACGGGCTGCTTCTTCTCTCAGCCGTTCGAGGGTTGAGTCCACCGCACCTGAAGATCGTCCAGTTCCCGAGACGATACGCTCTGGTGAGGGTGCTGCTCTGCGATTGGTAACTTTCAATTCTTTCTCCAGTTTCGCTACCGCAAAGGCAAACTTTACGGGGTCTTTGATGTCGGACAACTCCTTGGCCTTCTTTGGGTTCTTTCCAAGTGCGTAGACGACAAGAGCAGGATTATCTGCACCTTGCAGCATGACACCTTGCTGGGTGATGTTGAAGAGTTCCAGGGCCACGGCCTCGGCATCCTCAAAATCCTTGACTCGCAGCTCGGCTTTCGCCTTGCCGTAGCCATCCAGTTTGGCTTTCCAGGCCTTCTGCTGATTCATAACTTCAGCTTCTTGCCTGGCGCTGGCCTCGTCGGCTTGTCGCTTGCGCTCAAACCAGTCGGCCAATGCTGCCTCGAATTTATCAGCATCGTAATCGTGATCTTCCAGTTTCGGCTTTACTCCCAGCACGACCGGCTTGGTCTCAGTCTGTGCGGTTGTTTGCAGCTTGTTCTGAAGTTCGCGGTTCTGACGTTGCAATTCTCGGTTCGTCTTGCGCAGCTCGCGTACCCATTCAGGCGCATGAGTCTGTTCTTCGGGAGGTGGCGCTTCCTCACCAATGCTGACAACAACTTCCTCGGTATCTTCAGTTTCTACCTCGTCAACGGGTTCGCTGACTACGATTTCCTCTTCTTCTACCTCGACTTCGCTGTCATCAATTTCTGCCTTTTCATTCATCTTCAACCCCATCAAACTCACCCATTAAAAACGGCTGGGTGGATACCGTTAATTACATTCTCGCCCTTTTTCTGTCATCTGACAACGGGCTGCACAATCTGGCCGCGCAATATCTGCTGCACGGCCTCTGCATTTGTGAGCGCCATATTCTGGGCGGTCTCGTCAACCTTGCCGAGCGTCTCCAGCGTCTTGGCTCGGCTGAGTTCCGCATCGGCCACGGTCTTGACGGTGTTGGCACGGGCCTGGGCGGCCTTGGCGGTGGCCTCCTCTGCCGCTGCCTGTAAGTACATGGCATTCGGGTCTTGGGGCTTGCCCTGCATCTCGGCCATGAGTTCCTGGGCCTCTTCCTCGGTGGGCTGGACCACTCCCATGCGCAGGAGTTTCTTGCGGAAGTAGGCGTTTGTATCGCTGAGGCCTTCGCCCTCCATGTTCATCATAGCCATTGCGGTCAAGACTTGCGCAGTCTCTGGGTCTTGCGTCATGGCAAGCATTCCGGTCAGGGCACGGACGGTTGCCTGCTTTTTGCTGCTGCTGGACGGGCCAACCTCGGCAATCACATCAAATGTGGCAGAGCTGAGATCGTTCTCCATGACCATCGCGCCTGTTTCTGTGTCAATCGCAGGCTTCATGAGTTCGACCACGCTTGACTCACCAGTTGGTGCAATGGCCTTCATCTTGCGTTTTTCTTCAACGTAGATGTCTCTTGCCATGCTCAGCCAGATTTCTCCGGAGCGTTTCATGCCCTTGGCAAAATTGCTCATGTAAATGAAAGACTGCATGTCCACACGAGTCTGGATCATCTCCACGGCTTTGCCAGACATGCCAGACACCATCTTGTCAGCCCCTTGTGGGTTGCCCAAAATTTCCTGCATGTCGGTCTCTGTGATCTGCAAGAGCGCGGCCATTGCTGGAGGTATCTGTGGGCTTTTCGTGTAGGCGATGGGGCCGCTGATTTGCTGCTCGCCGTTTGGCCCTGTGATCGGATTGACCAGCAGGTACGGGTAGTCCTTGAGGTTGTCCTCGGCCCACATGACCTGGTGGCCTGCGACCTGCTCTGGAACCAAGATTGGCTTCTCGACGCTGGACAGTGCGCTGATCTCGCCCAGCTTGGAGAGCTGCATGTTCTTCAGGCGCTGGGCATCTTTGGCCAGGCGCACCGCACCCATGCAGCGTTCGATGTTGTCCACGAACCAGCGTTTGCCGTAGACCACCACAATCGGGATGCAGTTGCCTGCAATGTAGCCAGCATCCTCAAGCACTTTGCCACCGGACATGATGTACTTGCGCACGCGCTTGCGCTTGACCTTTTTCTGCCGCACCTCGATGGTTCCGACTGCTGCCAGCGTTTCCTCTAGGGTCTCGTCGGCTGCGAAATCGGCAGAGCTGTAACGCTCCTCGGTGCCGTCGATGGCCTGGAAGATTCGGATGGTCTCGATCTTTTCCTCGACCTTGAAGTACTCAGCCACAAAAACGACATCAGGCGTTGCCCAATCAAACTCATACTGGTGGATGATCTTGGGCCAGTCCGTGGGATCGTCGTTGTAGATTTCTTTGTAGCTCTCACGGGTCATGCTGGAGACCACAAAGGCATACTTTGCGTCCGACTTGTCCTGGCGCTTGGCGTTCAGGTCAAAGAACACCGAACTGTCGGCATCGAAGATCGGCTCCATGCGGATGCGCTGCCGGTCATCTTCGCCGTTCTCCTCGTCCTCGTAGACGGTGCGCAGCCGCCATGCACCAATGCCGCCGCCGACTGCCTCCTCGAAGGCGTTGTCGTAGGCCTCGTCGGCAACGGATGCCTGCTCGTCGGCACGGTATAGACCATCGCAGACCTCGGCCAGCTTTTCGTTATCTGTGCCATCTTTGGACACATAGTCCACAGTGATGCGGTTGTTGCGGTATTCGTTGACGATGCGAATGACCGCCAGCATGATCTTGTTGACCTCAAACTTGGGCTTGTTCTCATACTGATCCCACAGTGGGCCTTCCCACTGGCTGCCGCACAGGGAGTAGAAGCGCCTGTCTTGCAAGCACTGCAGGCGCTCATCCCTCAGCGCAGTCTGGATGTCATTGAACTGGCGCAGGGCTTCGCTGTGCAGATTCGAAAGCCGTTGGTCGTTTGAGATTCTGGCCATAGATTAATTCCTCAATTTGTGCAATTGTCTCACCACTTTTTCATATTGGCGATGGGGGTAAAAGCAACAGGCCTGGCTGCGCTGGATCGCCGCACGGCCTCGCAGGCATACCGCAAGGCGTCAATGACGTGGTTCTTCTTGTCCTCCAGCACGGGCAATATTCTGCCGGTCAATGGGTCTTGCTTATAACTGTAAAGGGTCAGCTCGTCAATTGTGTGGATGCAGCGCGGGTGCACCACGATGTCGTAGTTCTTGAGAAACTCGATGCCTTCCTCGACTGACTTCGGGCCTTTGATCGCCGTCATGATCTTGGGAAACCCGTTCTTTTTCATGTGGCTGATGGTCTCTGGCCTGGCCGAGTCGGCCACGATGGGCCACTTCTCGGCCTCGGGAACGGTCATGAATAGCTCGGGGGTATTCACGATCTCGCAGCCAATCATGTAGGCCTCGTAGTCGATGTATAGGGTGCGGCCAATGATGTGGCAGCGCACCAGCGTGGTCGGATCGACGGCAAAGCCCCAGTCTGCGCCGAGGCGATGGATGGCGTCTGGCGGTGCCTCGAAGTCCTCGACGCGCCAGTTCTTGAACACTCGGCTGCTGCTGTTGGTCAGGTACTGGCCCATCCAGACATGGCTGTACTTGTCGGGATCGCGCCGCTTGTCGTATTCCATCTCGTCGCGCAGGACTTCTGGGAACCACGGGTTATCGGTGAAGTTGACCTTCAGGACAGTGGCATCTTTGGGCGGTGTCGGGCCTCGAAGCAGGAAGTCCACCGGATCGGACTGATCGCGTGGGTTCCAGGTAAACCACAGCTCGGAGCCTGGCTTGCGGATCGTGGGCCGTAGCAGGTCAAGGCTGGTCTGGCTCAGGCTCTGGGCCTCCTCCACCCAGGCGCAATCATAGCCCTCCAGCGACTTGATCGAGTCTGCGGTGTGGTTCTGCATACCCTGGAAGATGATCGCGCCATCGGCCTTCTTGGACTTGATGACGACATCCTGCACCTCGAAGTAAGCGCCAGCGTTCATGTCCTGAATCTTGGTTTCCAGCAGGCGCTTGACGGACTGGTTGAGCGACTTCTGGATTTCACGCACACAGACGCTGCGCCGCTTCTGATCCATGATGTGGGCCTCAATCATCAGCTCGGCAAACATGTGGGACTTGCCCGAGCCTCGGCCACCCCATGCGCCTTTGTAGCGGCTTGGCTCCAGCAGGGGAAGCGCCCATTCGGGGGTTGCAAGCTGCAGGACGGTCATGTCTTGACGATCACGCGCTCAATGCGTTGAACCAGCGGATTGGCAGGATCGCCAGAAACTTCTATCTTCTCGCCATACTTCTTCGGGGCCAGCTTGGACAGCAGCCACTTTCGGGTATCGACCTGCAGCTTGTGCTTCTGCACCGCTGCCCAGTCTTTCTTGCCGTCTGGCTGCATTCCGACATCGGCATCGCTCAGCTCGATCACCTCGTTGGCAATGCGCTCGATCAGGTCTTCCCTCGCGCGCGCGTATTCTGCGGCCAGTTCTGCGTCCTCATTGACCCACAGGTTGAAAGTGCTTTGCGACAAACCAGCGGCTTCGCAGGCCTTGAAGGCGCTCAGACCGTTACGCATTCCGGAAAGCACCAAGCCGATCAACTCGGCCTTGTTCTCGTGCCTTCTGACTGGCTTCTTTGCGCCAGTCTTTGCTTTGTGTGTTTTCGTGGTCATGCTGCATTGTCCTTCAGAATTTGCTGCCGCGCCATCTTCATTGCATCCTTGAGGTCAATCCTGAGCTGCTCGTTGGCCTCCTGCTCGGCCAGCAGGGCAGCGTAGCAGTCCTGGCAAAAGCGCACCAGGTTGTCGCGCTCCCAGGTTGCAAAGTTTGGTTGGTCGATTGGTTGTGTCATGTTAGTGCTTGCTTACTTTCCTGTGGATAACTTTTCACCACTTTTTATATGGCCTTGGTTATGGAATTGGCCGCAGCGTTGGGTAACTGGTAACCCCCCCTAAAGGGGGGGATTACGTTACGTTACCCTAAACGCAGCCTTTGCCCAGGTAACTCATTACGTTTTTTTACGTCACAGTTACCTGTTACCTTTCCATGATTGTGGATAAGTCTGTGGATAACCATAATCATCTCTCCGACTTGCGAATGAGCATGGAACTTGCATGAGTCTCATTGACCACCAGCCAGCCATGCTCAAAGGCCTCGATGATCTCGGCTGTCAACAGGTCTGAGATTGGTTTTCCTGGCACGCTTGGCTTGAGGTACTGCTTGGCTGAGGTCTCGCTGACATCCATTTTCTGGATCAGGTAGTCCAGCATGGCCGACCTGCTGAGGTATGGCTGGCCGTTGCGCTCCTCGGCACCAGATGCCCACCAGGCGTTCTCAAATGTCTTGCGATGGCTGTCGATCTTGCCGTCCTTCTTTGATGATGTTGGGGCTTGCGACTGGACGATGATTGCCGAGGTCACAGGCTGGTTGTCCTCGTCATACCATCCTGGTATGGTCACCTGCTGCAGCTCAACGAATACTGTCTTGGCCATCTCGGCATCCTTGGACTTGCGCTGCACGATCTGCATTGGCTGGTCGTCCTTGCCTGGAACGATGCTGATCTCGATGTCCAGAGCGCCTCGCCAGGCGCTGGAGCCGCGTGCCCGGTGCTGGGCCTCTTCGGCCACACCGGTGTGGTGGACCAAGATCACGCTGCAGTTGAACTCGTTCATCAGGCTGTTGCAGGCGTCCAGCATGGTCTTGGCGTCCTGGGCACTGTTCTCATCGCCGGCCAGGAATCGGTGCAGGGTGTCGACCACGATGATGGCCGGGTTCTCCGGCAGGCCTCGAACCTGCTCGACCACCTGCAGGTAGCCGGCCGGG